GTGGCCATGCTCGCGTGTATATATTCGCCCGCCTTAGGACCCCTTAGGACTCCCCAAACTCATAACGACTCCGCATAAGGCCTCCTCGATGGCCCTGCAATTGCGACGCATTCTCAATAGGAGGGCCGCTTAAAGGCCCCCAGGGGGTAAAAGGCGGGGGCCAATACGTTAACTAGTGCTCAAAAATCTGAAGCAAAACCTTTTAGGACCCTTAAACACACCCATTAAGACCTATTTACGGCCTCTATTAACCTTGGGACTCAACGGACGGAGGTTTGAGAGGCTGTTATCCATTGGGTTACCGTTCTTATGGTCTACGTCTTTGCCTTTAAGGCTGTAACCGTTGTTAGCGAGCTTACGGCGGGCCTTATTACGGTTAGAGCGATTACGGCGTTGATCTGGTTTTGAGTGGTATTCAGCGTATTCTTTGCCGTAATCACGAGATTTAGCCACAGTGTTTACCAATTAAGAGCTTTAGCAATAATAGGAAACTCTTGTTTAAAAATATCTTTAGCGTTTAGGGCAATAAGTTGATGTTCTTTTTGGGTGCCGTTAGCGGTTCTGAGGTCGATGTAGTGAATCCAGGAACGTAAGGTACCTGCCATGTACATTTTGGTTGGTGAAGCCATAGGGAGTACGTCTCTAGCTGATTCTTTAGCTACACCTGAGCTAACCATTTCACGGTAGAGGTCTTGGCTTTCTTCAAAAAGCTGATGGATACGGCGGTAGTAGAGCTGTGTTTGTTCAGGTTTTAGGTCATCTGTACTGTTCTGTCTGTTTTTAAGGTCTTGTTTTCTGAGGTGTGGGATTACGGGGGAACCAACAGTAGTTACGTCTGCGTAGCGCTGAGAGAACTCTTGAAAGCTAAAGGACCTATGACGGAGTATTTGAGCGCTAACACTACGGGTAGTTGAGACCTCAAGGCACATTGAGACCATCTCAAAGGGAGACCAGTGTCTGTGTTTGATGAGGTAGGAAATCAGTTTCTCTGAGCCTTGGTCTGAGTCTTGGTTACTAGGGTTAGAGACTCTAGCCATGTAGACCACTAGATCTTGTGCTTTAGGGGTAGACCAAACAAGCTCTGTAGTGTGCATACCTAACCGGAGTAGAAAGACACCCAAGGGTACCACAGGACTCCTTAGGACTCTTAAGGACTTCTTAACCTTTAATAACCTAAATATTATTAAAGGTTTAACTGTTTATGTTTCTCAAAGAGGAGACAGTAAAAGACCTTCTTAATACTCTTTTAAGAAGACTCTTTAACAGCTCTTTAATAGGAGTCTAACGGAAATGTCAATAGGAGTCCTTTTGTTGTGCCACTTAGAGGGCTGTCTAGGACGTAAACTACTTAAGTCGCGTAAGACTCATGCCTGCTCCTAGTTCAAACAGATTGAGTATTCAAAGGGCTTCTGGCTTGTTAATGCCTGGAAATATTGATCTAACTAACAGACCTAAAGTCCCTAACCCTGAAATGGGAGCTAATGGTTACAGCACTGTGCGTTCTATAGGAGTAGAGATTGACGGTGGTAGGCACGTAAATATTCCAACTGTGATTGACGGAAAACTTGTAACGCCTGATAAAGCAAAAGCTCACTTCAGACGCACTAAGCAGCATCTAGGAATTTACAACTCACGACAAGCAGCAGATGCAGCAGCAGTACAACTGCATAAAGATCAGGAAGCGTACTACGGCCAGTAAGCCCCTAGAAAGGCCCTTAAAGGCCTTTAAGGAGGTATCTAGCCTGTGATCCAGTTAGAGCCCCCTGTAGAGGCTCCTAGGGCCCTCTGAAGGTCTTCAAGGCTTTGTGCGTACCCTATGGCGTCAATCTTGAGGCCACCTTCACCTTGGATAAAGCGTCGTTCAAGGTCCCACTGTTCAGAAAGTCTCATGTCTATGGCTTTCTTTTCGGTGAGGGCCATCGACTCTGTAAAATACTGAACGGCCATTGCAAGGGCGTCTAGGCGGTCATCATGACGAATACTGTTCTTTTCCTTTGTTATCCGGGTGAGCTGGAAGAAAAGTTGGTATTGACTTCGAGTTTCGCTTGGGTAGCTTTCCGTAGTGGCGAGGTCTTGCAGGATTACGTCAGTGTCAACGCAGAGCCTGTGTTGGTTCATGACAGGCTCAAGGGTGTCGATAATCCTGACTTCTTTTTGCTTTGTGTGTCGGACCTCTTCAATAGAGCAGGGGTAAATCGTTCCGAGGTAACGCTTAAGGAGCTCGCTAAACATCCCGAGACCGAGGTTACTCTCGACCAATATTTGCTTGACTTTGTACTCTTTAGCGATGAGGGTGAGCTTTTTAAGGTTGACCTCGCTGTAACCGCCCCTAAGGCCGCCAGAGGCAAGGAGGAAGAGGTTACCGTTCAAGTAGGCAACCACTGCGTATCCCAGCTCGTCGGAGCCGCGTCCAGAAGGGTCAATCGAAAGGACCACTCCGGTGTATTCAAGAAACTCATCCCCAATCTGCGCTGGCTTAAAGAAAAGGTCACCATGAAGGCCCACTGAGGGCAGATCAAGGGCCTTATCGCCGTTAGCCATCCAAACAACCTTATTAGGCCCTTGTTCGCGGTTTAGACGGAACACACAGAGGTCTCTGAGTTTGAGGGGGAACTTCTCTTCATCACTCAGGCTGATGTCCAGCAGAAACTGAAGGTTGAACGTAGAGCGTCCAATCGACATCTGACGGGCCTCTAGCTCATCCCAATCAAAACGTTGAGGGTCTACAGGGTGTCCAGAGAGGTCTCTGTCAGCTTCTAGGTCCGCTTGGATCTTTGGTGCCAAACGGTTGCCGTAGTAGTCCTTGAGCTTCTTTCCAGTGGGGTAGAGAGCAGGCCAGATCCTTACGGTGTATCCAGAGGTCTCAAGCTTTGCGTAAACAGAGTCTTGGGTGTGAGGAGTGCCAAGAAACACGATCTCCCCACCGGGTTTGATAACAGAGTCAAACTCCTTAATGGACTCCCGAAGCTTGTCTCGGATTAGTTGAGTTTCACAGCTCTGTGGGGTTTCAACGTCATCTGCAACGATAAGGTCAGCACGAGAGCCGGTGATTTGCCCGAAGATGCCACTAGAGCGCACTGAAGGGCTTTGATCGGGCTTTGCGCCGTAAACATCAAAAGCAACCTTCGAGAAACGCTGAGTGTCGCTAGGGAACAAGTCCTTGACCATGAACCAGTTTCGAAGCAAGTCATGGCAAAACACACTGAACGCGTCTGCACGGTCTTGAGCTGCGGAGATCACCAGCACTTTACAGTCAGGATCACGACGCAAGCGCCAGAGCACATACCCTGCAGTAAGAAAGGACTTACCGCAGCCTCGGTACGCCATGATGATCCTTCTGCTGGGTCCTGTTTGCAAGTAATCAGCAACTTGGTATTGGATTGGTGTAGGGCTAGGAAGCCGTAGGTAGTGCCACAAATGAGTAGCAAAAATAGGAAAACTCTCAACGGCCTCCTGGATTATTTGTTCAGTCTGATTTTTGCTTCTTGCCACTAGCCCACTTGAAAACTTGACTGAGGTTATTCTGCAGGATAAAAGTCATCCTGATGTAGTTCAGAAGCAACTCCTCAAGATCTGCTCGTTTTACGTCGTCTAGTTCACGCTTTACGCGCTCTAACCGCAGCTGCTGTTCCAACGTAGGAGTTAGACAAACAGCAGGTGGCATGTCTACACCGCTATTGGGTAGAGCTGCGTAAATCTCGTCGAACTGATCCATTGTGAAATTGCGTTCTTACGCTCCTCACAGTAGTAAGGTTTGCGCTGGTACCACATCATCCAATGCTCAGACCCCTTGCTGTGGTTACAACGGTTGCAAGCTGGAACAACGTTTGTTGATACGTCTTGGCCACCACGAGTCTTGGGGTGTACGTGATCAAGGGTTAGTTTGTCGCTTAAACAGCCGCAATAGGCACACTGGTGCCCAAAGGCTTCTTTAATTGAATGTCGCCACTGAGAAACCGCTTCTTTGCGTTGTAGAGCCGAAAGGTTAGCCATCGCCTCATCAGGGGTTAGATACACAAAAACCCCAGAAGGTGTTGTCACCATTCCGGGGTCTTTGCTTGGTACATATAGGAGGATTAGTTCCTAAGCACCAATATACGATCTAACCTTTTTAATATCTACTTCTGGAAGAGAAGAAATCATCTCAGAAATAGCAGATACATCACCGCCATTGAGAGCAGTAATACCTTGGTCTTTGAGAAATTTAATTGCGTTAGCAAGATCACTAGCTTTAACATCGTCCCTGTTCAGCTGGTCGATCAATTTAGTTGCAACCAAGCGGTGCAAACCATATAAATCGCTGTCTGAAGCAAGACCTTCTGTACTATTTAGTGACTTTTTTGGCGAAGCTGCCATAGAGCACTCGGAAAAGTTTCAACAACAACTGTACGACGCCGTTTTCCTTCAGCTTTGACATACCAATAATTTCTGATACGACAAAAGCCAAAGACCAAAAAGTTGCTAGTACAGCGGGATCAGAGAAGTCCATAAAAGTAGGGGTAGCGCTACGGCTTAATAATAACTGCCCAACCACTATTAGGTCCTTCTATAAGCCATCGTTTGTTCCAATTTTTCTTGCTGTAAGCAACTTCAAAACCTTTGGTGTGATTTACGTAACCACCGCTAACTAAATTAGCCTCACCATTCGGGTCATTTACGATCCAAGAATCAGCGGTATAACCAATCACCACAGAATAATGTCCGCCCCCGCTAGGAGCCCCTACAGGGCCCTTGTGGAGCCATCCGCACACTACAGGTCGTCCAGCATCAATCTCGGCCCTTAGAGAGGCTTCTGAGGCCTTCTGAGTAAACGTAGCGTTTAACCCAAGAAATTTAAGGGCCTTAAGCTGCGCATTTACGTCTGTTGAGTCGCCGTAGACACTCCTGACTTGGTTATAGACATTATCGTTTTTACACTTTCCGTAGTAGCGGGCCACCATTGCGCAGGAACTGGAAAAACACTCACGATATCCGGTAGGCCCGTTATCAAGTTGATATTCATACGGAACTTTGAGAAGTTGCCCTACACGAACCTCTGCTGATTTGTTTTTGTTAACAAGAGTAAGAAGTTTGGCTACATATTTAGGATCAGTTGCATACCCTTCTTTAATAAGCCACTTAGCAGCCTCATCAACACTGCTGGCGTTATTAGCACCATCCCAGGTTTTGTAATCCTTATACCAACGATCTACAAGGTATTTAACGCACTCTTCAAGGCTTGAAAAGTTTTTAAAGCCATCTTTAAT